GGTATGCCACCCCTGCCGGCTTATCTGACAAGATATTAAACCTAGGCATCTTTGTAATCCCAAGGGTTTTTAAGGCTATCTGAGATAACTCAAGGAAGGTAGTAGGCCTACCTGTACAAAGATTGACTGTCTGATTGCAATTGTTTTGCGCCATTGTAACTACAGCATCTACTACATCATCAATGTGTATAAAGTCCCTGGTAGTAGTTGCACGCCCCCATATATCAAATGGATTTGAGTTAAGTATTGCTCTTTGCATTATTGAAGGAAAAGGGTAGGTCATATCTTGGTCAGTGCCATAGCCACTAAAGGGTCTAAGTATTAAGACCTGGGTACCCATCTCACGCAGGTAACTCATCAACATCTCACCTGTTAATTTAGCCCATCCATAGCTCATGTCAGGTGCGCCAATTTTCTTAAAGTTTAGATCTTTTTCTTTTAGCTTATGTTTTTTGTTTAAGGTTTGTAGCTCTGTTGGATAGGCAGCGGATGAGCTGAAATAAACTACATAAGGCTGCTCTGTAACCATGCACCAATTGGCAAACTCAGCATCAATAGCAAGATCTACAGCTAAACTTAAAGGCTCATTTTCTATCTGTTGCCGACCACCTACAATAGCTGCAAGGTGTATTACAAGATCATATTTTTTTGTTTCTAACTTAAAAAAGTCCCGGCAGTCTGTACCATTTTTTAGATCTACTAAAGTCAATTGTGCATAAGGTAAGGCACGCCTAAAAGCTCTACCTACAAAGCCATGTGAGCCGGTAATTAAGACTTTCATTTAAGTGCATAGACAAGATCTGCATACTCTGTAGATCTAAGATAAGTCTGCAAAGTTAATAAATCTTCCTCATACCATTTAACTTGATTGACTCTTTCATAGCCTTCATCCATCTCAGCTTTACCAGCTGCCGGGTGCAGGTGTTCAATGATTACATCTGGTAGATAAATAAGACAGCCAAGATCTATTGCTAATTGTTTTACAAAGTTATCAAAATACAAATGCTTGCAACCGGGAAAAGTAATACCTCTTAGCTGATCAACAATATCTCTGGTCATTGCAAAAGCTGTAGGCAGGTTTTGTCCTTGCAAAAGATCATCACCATAGGCAATGCCGGTCTTACCTAATAACGCTTTTTCAAAAGCCTTGTCCCAATCCAGCGATCTAGGCAGGTGATCATCACCCATGAAAATGTACAGATCATAAAGAGGGAAGCGACTGTAATCAAGTAAAAGCCTTGCAGCATCATTAAGAGCGTGCGCACACCCACCTGTTTTATTGTCCGAAGGTAGGCACTTGTAGTTATCATTTTTTGCGTACTCATCCCATTTTGGATCATCATTATCTACAACAGCGTATAAATCTACAGATGCGTTTGTGCCAACAAAGGATGCAGCTAATCTAGCCATGTTTTCAGGTCTGCCCCTAGTTGGCACTATCACGCAGCTTCTCACAGGGTAAGGGTAAAGGTTTATTGTTTAGTTATTAGGATCTCATATAGCGTGTCTAATTTTTGCTCAATGCGTACAACTCTGCCTTGTAAATTATGACCACCATTTTGGTCATCTATTAGCTCTGACAGATAATGATTTACTAACCATCTGACTGAGGCAACCAAAGAGCCTACAATTGTTAAAAGTGATACCGATAAGGCTGCCCAATCATTAGGACTCATTAGCTGTTAATTCCAAAATTTTTATCTGTAGGATCAAAATAGCGTGCCAAAGGTGCGACCAAGGCACCGGCCAGAATTGATAGCTCTGGCCGTACATCTGCAACCAAAGCCAAGACTGTGGTGACAGTAGCAGCGGCTAGACTGCGTAAGTAAGATTTAACAATTGCTTTTTGTTTCACAGTTAATTTCATTTGAGTCCTAACTCTTTGATCTTATTTTGTACTTGAGCTTTGTCCAAAGCTATTTCAAAATGCATTTCATCCTTACGCCTTTTGTAATTGCCACCCCATGACAAACCATATTTGACTATAAGCAATTGTATAGTATTTGTTTGTTGTTTTGTAAATGTATTTGATTTACCTAAAGGGTGTTTTAGGGCATTAAGATCAACCGCAGTTCCGGATGAGTGATTGCTTAGGATTTTATCTGATCCCCTAGTCATCCTAAAAGCATAACCCCAGTCATCTAATTGACCTTTATCAATTGGCTCTACCCATCCATGAAAGTCTTGGCAAAAGGCAACAAGTATTGGTGCTACATCTTTTGCACATGCAATCTTAAGTGATGTGCCGGGTATGGCAAAAGATTGTATGCCTATAGCTTTGCGGTCTTCACTAGCCGGCCATCCATTAGGGCTTGTCAGCTCAATAATTTTTGCCATCCATGCACATGCTTGTTAGCCAAGTAACAATTTTGCTTCCTCAACAGTTATACCAAGTTTGCTTAACAATGCAGCTTTAGCAGTTGCCTTTGCTTGGGCTTCGGCTTGCGCCACAGCTTCTAACTCTAATCTTTCTTTTTTTTCTTGGCTTGCCTGTTTTTCTAATGCTTTTATTTCAGCATCAGTTAAAGGTGTTATTTCTGTTTCATTTGTTAATTTATTAACAATTATTTTATTTACTGTATCCATTTTTATATTCCATATCCATAAACGGCTAAAGTTCCCACACAAGCATTACTGAAAAATAATGTAAAACCATCAAAAGAATTTGTACCATCAAAAAATCCAGAATTATATCCACCTCGGTCACTTGGGCGTTGTAAAAATGTTCCATTATAGGAGGTTGATACTGATGCAAAAGGTCTATAGATATTATGACTAAAACTTCCAACTTGAGTGTTATCTACCTGCATGAACCATTGTGTTTGCGCACTCGCTCCCGTAGTAGATACTGTTCCAGCAGTATTTGTTCGGTTTATAACATAATAATAATTACCTGATGAATTGTCTGATCCCGATGCGCGTAATCTTATGTTTACATTGGTATCACTAGCAACAAATGAACCTGTATATTGAATTAAGTAATTATCATAAGTGGCACTAAATACATTGTTAAGACTTACGCTAGTGGTTGAGGATAGAGTTGTTTTGTTTATTAAATTTAATCCGCTTGCTGAAGCAGCAGGGGTAGCCCACGCAGGAATACCGCCAGATACAGTGAGCACTTGTGATGTACTGCCAATTCCTAATCTAGCTTGTGTTGATCCACTTGATGAGTAAATCATGTCGCCTGTTGTAGTTAGTGGATTAGATGCAGCTTGTACATAGTCATTAAAAACCGCACTACTGGCACTTACAAAATGTAAAAGTCCAGCTTCATATTGTGATAAAGACAATGATCCAGCTGTATTAACTGTGGCAGTGCCGGCTGTAATAACACATGCGCCGCTTCCCAAATTAGTTATTAGGATTGTGTCACCAGCGGCAAACAATCCGCTGTTTATTGTAATTGTTGTAGCACTTGTAGATGTCATGCTTATTGCAGTACCAGCATCCGCCGCCACTGCGGTATATGAACTGGTCTTAGCCGAAAATGCGCCCCCGTTCATGGCTGTCTGTTGCAGGGATGTGAGCTGACTGGCAAGCAAAACTTGGCCAGTGGTAAATGTCTGTTTTGCCATGTATCTCCTAGTAGCTTAAACTATCTTCATCAAGTAATCCATCAACGGCTGAGTCTAGCAAAAAACCCACCGCAAAGGGTTGCGCACATGAAAATGTTACAAGAAAAGAATTAGGTGTGATTTGATATTGTACACCGGCTATAACGCTATCACTGACCACATTGCCGGCAGGTAAGGTTTGTGTAACCTCAATAGGGTTAAAAATGTCAAGCTCTAAAGCTGCCGTAGTCCTAGCAGGATCATCCTGACCATAGGCATCTACAGTCAAAGAGTTAAGCTGTATATCAACACCTTGCTCTTTGCGTGAGGCAATAATCATTTGAGCTTGAGATAGAGCATCTGCCTCAGTCTGCATAAGTCCTGATCTGACCCTACTATGCTGAAAGTAATCATCAATGCTTGCAGTGTCACTAGCTGTTTGAGCTGTCAATCCAGCCGGCGTGACAGTTACTTTGTTAATCATTTGAAAGTCAGATATATCAAATTCAACATTTTGATAGGTTATATCACCTGATCCATCAACATCTGAGAATTTTGTAAGTGCAGATCCAGAGGCAGTAATGATGTCACTCCTAGACATAAACTTAACAAAGCCTCTTTGATCTACATATAAAGCCCCGGTTTCTGTTTGCTCAATTTCTTGCAAAGATGCAAGTAAAGATCTTGAAGACCCGCTATCGGCTTGTACTGTAGTAGTAGCTGTTGTAGATATATCCCTCATGCCGCCCGGCCAATCTCCAGCATCAAGCAAACTTGTAAGCCTTTGCGCTGTAGTCTGTCCGGCACTGCCACCGCTGACAGTAGTTAGGGTTGTTAGGTTTAGTAACTGAAAACCATCTACACAATTAAGAGTTACATAGGCAGGGTCAAATCCGCTAGGACTTTTGTAATTCCACTCTTGCACATAAAAAGATCCTAGGCTGTAGTCAATACTCTGGAAGGATGCAGTCATGCGGATCTTACGCATAGGTTTGATTTTGCCAAACAGAGGTGATCCAGTATTAGCAGGGTTAAATGTACCTGTCTGATCAACAAATACTATTTTTGCACTGCCACCTATAAATGAGTCAGATGATCTGTTAAATGCACGCCTTATGTAGCACTGAGTTACAAAGGCTGTTATATCTACAACATCTGCGGCAGCCGTACCTAAAACGGCTGAGTCTAAAACTGTATTGACATCATCAAGTACAAGAGCCGGGTCAAAACTAGCTCCGTTGCTGAAATCTATCTCCGCCTTAAATACTGCCGCCGGCATTATCTACCTAAGTTTGCTAACTGGGTAACTGCACCGGTGCGGTTTAAGTTATACAAAACATCTTGGATTACAGATTGCAATTGACCCTCAGAGATTACAGAGCCGGCAACATTGACTGTGACTCTTGTACCCATGCTACCCATGCGATCAAGTGGGATTACAGCCTCAGATCCAGCCTCACCAATCATTGCCAATGTAGGCTTACTAACAATGCCACCCTCTGCCATAAGTGGTATCCCTCTTTGAGCAGCTCCGCTCTCCCTATATCTTTCAGCGGTAATTTCTGTTTCAGTCATGCCGCGATAAAATGGCGAACCAACTAAAGTTTTTCCTAATTCTTGGAAATAACCCGGTTGAAACATAGTCATTGGTGTTGGAAATTTTTTCTTTGCTAATTCATCCATAAGTGCTAACATCTTGCGTAGCTCATCATTGGCACTAAACAATTGTTGTAAGTAAAGTAAAACACCTGTAGTGGTCA